CCAGCAAGAGCCAGATTGTCGATAGCCATACGCATGTGTCCGTTCATCAGCATCTGACTGTCTTCCATGTTTTCTGCTACACCAACACCAAACAGTTGATATGGATTCAGTTCATAGGGAAAAGAGTGATATGGAATACGCGCAGGAATAAACGGATTGGCAACAAACCGTAATACCTCACTGCCACATATCCAGATATTGACTTGTACGGAATCCATATCGTCTTCCATATCGTCCATGTCTACGCCGAAGTCTTCAGCAAGAGACTTGTCCAAACTTCCCCAATACTCATATACTTCATAACGATTTGTTGCGTATGTTGGATCATTTTCATTGGCATACAATGAATTTTCAAAATATCGTTCTTGATAGTTAGGACCACCAACCAAAGTATTCTCTATTGCTTCACGATTAAAATGAGGACGATTAATTAGATCACGTAGTTGTTCACGATTCATACGATGGCGCTGTATGACGTATTCTGCATCATCCATGTTAGTTGCACTAGGATCAGGATAAAAATCCCAACAACTTACTGCTTCAATACGAGGAACTGATTTGTCAATGGGTTCATAGGTTTTACCCATTTCACCCATAGTCCAGTTGTGAATAGTTTTATTATAATTGAACGGACCTTTAATAACTCCAGTGCCAAGAAGCGCACACTCAAAAATAGCATGACGCAACACTGTGACTGCACTGGTATCAAGAAGTTGATCCTGTATACATTTTTCCATGATACGTGCAGCTTCTGCTGCAGGTTGTATCTGTGGCTCTGCCATACGTCCCGGTCCTGAAGCTAGATTAGCTCCTTCGTATCGTGTATCAAGACCACCTAATTCTGCTGCTTTTGGAACGTTTGTTGCTTCTGTAGCCCCCGGTAATATCTCTCTACCATCTCCTTCGTAACCAAAAGGGTCTTCTTCAACTTCCTTTACTGGAACTTTACTGAGATGAGCAAACTCGTCAATGCCTGTAGGCATAGGCGTTGAGTCTACTGAGATAGGAAATTTAGTGTTGGCAAAGAGGATATCGACAATCTGACCGTAGGCAGCTAGAACTTTGGTTTTGGTTATTTTAAGAAAAACCTGACTTCGTTCATTACTACGATATTGTGTGCTAGAATCGTACACACCACGGTAGTTTTTATATGCGCGTAGCCACCGTTCTTCCTCTAGCTGACGCCCTTGTTCAGCATCACGAAAACGTGCCATGATAGTTCCTGTTATACCTGTAGCTTCTTGTGCTTCAGGTACGTCTACCATTTCTTCGCCTTCGTCCATGTCGATATCATCTGCCATAATATGTTACTTCTTTTTCTTTTGAGCTTCTGATTTTATATAATGTGGTGATACAACTGCTTTAGCAATATTATAAATACGCACTAGCATATTCTCCACATCTAAATTCCTTGATTAGATGACGCCATGATCATGGATGCTTGGCCCATGTGCTTGTTACCGGCTTCCGAAGGAAAGTCCTCAGTGAGAACACCCGTCTTCGTACCGACACCAAACTCAAGTCCTTCACGATACAGTGCGCTTTCATTGGCGTCAGACATGTCACCTTGTTTGCTCATCTGACCCATGATGTAACCTTCACCGTACATTTGCTTGTTACCTGCTGGCATGATATTTACTCCTTTCTATAATTATAGTTATTTATTTATAAAACCTTGATATTTTTCTACCAAGTCTCTTGGTTGTCTTAATTGTCTAGAGGCTATTATTCTTTCTTTTGTATCCTCTAAAGTTTTACTTTTTCTTCGTTGTTGTTCTTCAACTCTTCTTCTTACTCCCCCAAGACCCTCTGATTCAAGTAAACCCATCTCTCTGTCATACGCTCTTGCTTCTGCAGCACCTCTTTCTTCTCGTTCAAATTGTTGATACTCAGGACTTTCCATAAGTTGTCTTTGTATTGCTGCCTCTTCTCTACCCATTTCTATATCAGAAGACGTTACAGGTAATGGGCTAATAGCTTCTTCTGCAGCTTGAGCATAAAATTTCTTTTCTCTAGCTATAGATTCATCTAACTCAGAAATAGATAAATCTTCTGCATCTTCTTTTCTAAAAGCTGCTTCAGCACGACCTTCTGCAAATAATGTCGCTGCACCTACAAAAGGTAATGCGCGAATAAGTTTACTTGAAAATATTTTTCCTCTTTTATTTAAATTTTCTTCACCACGCTTTCGCATGTTTTCTTCTACTTCTGCCAATTCATCATCAGACATAATTGGCATCCCTTTTTCATCATAACTTAATTTAGAATCTTTTGTGTGATCAAAAGCCTCTTGTTGTCTTGATTCTGCAAGTAATTGACTCATAGGACCAACAACAGGTCTGCTGCTTTGATCCAGTTTTCGCTGTCTCATTGCTAAATCTAAACCTTCTAAAGTATCTAATTTTAAATTAGGTTTATCTTTAACGTATTCTTCTAATGATTCAAGTCCAGCAACATTTATTAATCTGTGTTTTACAGCATCTGCTTCAGCATCCGAATATTCATATTTTTCCATAAGAACATTTTTAAGTTTTGCTTTTCCTTCTTCAGTGTCACGCCCTATCTTTCCTGCTTGAATAGTTTGTCTTTTTTCAGTATCTTCTAATTCCGCTTTACGTTTAGCTTCAGCCTCTATTTTAGCTTGTTCATTTCCTGAAGAACCTGCTACATAAAAAGTCTGTGGCGCACCTATATCGGCATAATACGTAGTAAACTTCTTAATATTATTTAAAATTTTTGGATCAAAACTTGCTCTGCTGTGTCGAACTAAATATCCTAAACGTTGGTGAATAGCTTGTTCAGATATTCTTCCTTGCAAGAAGTCAATCATTTCTGGTGCAACACCTGCTCTTGTTGCGAGGTGAGTGTGAACATTACGTAGTAACTGTGAACCAGATTTAGGTCTATCTTTTTTATCTATGTGTAATGTGTTATATACTTTTCCAATATTTGTATCAGGATCAGGATCGTCTAAATCTTCTATGAAACCTCCATCAATTTCAATTCTTGCTAACACATCATTCATTTTTTTTGTGCTTATACTGCTTTCATTACCACTGAAGAATATGTTGTCGTTCGGTCCTAATCCCATCTGTTCAGCTATAGCCATTCTTTCTCTAATTATAGCACTAGCTTCATCATTTAATGGCACTCTGAATGTCTTAGCCTTCTTTGTTCCCCCTCTTTTAGTAGCTGAATCTTTAGCTCCCACTTTATTTGAAGCAATTATAAGACCGTAATGTTCATTTGGTGTACCTTTTTCAAATACATGAACTTCTTTCATCTTTAATTCAGTTATAAGACTAGGGCGAAAACCAGTGTTAGCTCCAAACTTAATAGCGTCTACTACAGGAGTGTCGGCTCTATACTCTTCAGCATATTTATCTAGTCCCATAAAAAAGCTACGTACATTTTCTGGTTCATCTATGATAGCTAAATTAGCATACGTTTTATCAGGAGTGCTTTTCAATCCTTGAAAGAAATTAATAGTGAGAGCGTCATCTGCAGCCATATTTGGCAATATGTTCATAAAAGGATGTATCTGACCTTCTGGACCTGCAGGTAAAGTGTACTTAGCTTCACTCAAGACAAGTCGAACGTCTTGTAATATTGTTTGTTGGTTTCCTTTTACCTTCAATATATCATCTACAAATTTCTTTGGATTATTAGCTATTTCCTCTAAAGTTACATTTGCAAATTTACCCAAAGAAGATTTTTTATTAAATCTAGATTGTTTTGATCCTTTTCCTTCTAGACCGTGTATACGATTATAGTGTTGTTGTGCATCCAACAATGTAAACTTACTAGGATCACTAACAACTCTTCCTGTGCTAGAATCTACAGTATAAGATTTATCTTGCATTTCTGAAAGTAATTGTTCGTCTTTGGTAGCCATATTTTATCAGTATCCAAATATCTGATTGATTGGAGTGTAAGTTTGTTCTTTAACTCTATTCATCATACCTGCGTGTGGTAATCCAGTTTGTCGTGTCATACACATATACCTTAGAGCATCGTAGGCGTGGTCTTCTGCCTTGGTATCCACATCCTCAGAATTTGTTCTAGAAAGTGGTAAAGTTGGAAGAGTACGCACAAGATTAGTACAAGTAGAAAAGATACGCATACGTGGCTCACCTGTCTTTTCATTCATCATCAATCTACGATGTAACTCTATTTTTCCTGCCATGCGGTTTTTGTCTGCGGGTATGAAACGTACACCATTACGTGTTAGTGTTTCTGCAATGCTAGGTCCAGTTCCGTGCTTTGACCAACAGGCTCCGTCTAACACAGATATATTCATTGGTGGATCAAACTCCTCTAATGCTGTAATCATTGCAGCCAGAGTCTCACCAGTGTATCCCGCACTGTATAGTTCTCTGTATATCCAGAAGTTATTGTCCCAATCTACGGCACCCCAAAGAACACAACTAGGACTACTGTAGCCATAATCAGCAGCGCGTATTCTGGGCCAATTATATGGTATCTCAAACGGTTCAACAACGTGGACTGCTCTATCAAACTCTGAAAACGCTGCGCCATCTGCAACATCCCAATCTCCTTCAAGTAATCTTCTACGTTCTACTTCTGGCAGAGACAACAGCATCGCTTCGTACTCGCCAGATTCTGCTAGGTGTGGGTTGTCTGTTAGCCTTGCAGGTATGAACCTTCTTTGAAATAATGGTTGTCCCGGTCTTTGTGGATGATTGATACCGTGTAAAAGTATTTTACCTGTGTCTATATCTGTAGCCCAAAATGGATCGTTGGGTGGAGAAGGATCAATAAACATCTTTTTAATCCACCAACCACCGCTACCACCGGGGTTAGCTGAAGCTCTCATGTACGTGTCGATAGTTGTATCGGTTGTACGTAGACGACTTCGTAGATAGTTCCACACGTACGGTGTGGGATAATGGCCTAACTCATCAATACCTATCCATGTAAACGCTTGACCTTGATATCTCGCTGCGTCCGTATCCTTATCGACGTAACTAAATAAAGCTGTAGCTCCACTAGGAAAGGACCATGTATTCTTTGACTCTCTAAATACTGCACCGGGAAAAGCTTGTGGATAGATTTTACGTGACTGATCTATTAGCTCCGTCAGTTCTGCCAGTGTTCGTCTGAGTAGAAGTGCGCGGTGATTAGGATTGTGTGCGTAGCGTAGTAAGTCCATCAACATAGCAAATGACTTACCACCACCTGCTGCACCACCGTATAACACTTCTTTCTCTGGTGCTGCTAAGAAGTCCGTCTGTGGGCCGTCATTAGGATTAAATAATATTTGTGTGTGATCGTCTAATCTTGCCCGTACACTTTTAGGAAGCTTCTTAACATTCTCTTCGACTGCCAGCCCTCCGCTTCTCATTAACTTTTCGGCGTGTTTGATGTTGGCTGACTTGTCGTTGAGAGAATCTAGTTTTTTCTTTGCCTTTGCTTCTGCGTTCTTTAAAGACTTGATGCGTTTACGTGTAGCACGTTTCTTTCTTTCAACTCTTGAAACATGGTAGTTTCCTTTTTCACCTTCTTTTAGCTTTGGTCTACCACTCTTACGTTTTGGTGTGTTCTCAGTCACTTTTTCTTTCTTTTACTACGCTTCTTGACTTTGCCGCCTTTGTTGAATTTTTTAGAGTAACGTAACATGATAGAATCATCCCTTTCTTTTTTACCTATTCTTTCACGGGCGGCTCTAACAGATGCTGTTCCTCCAAATAATGGTTTTTCAAATCCTACACCAAAATCAAACTTTTGTTTATCTTTAAAATTTCCAGAACCAAATTCATCTTGATATGATCCTTTATATGAAGACCTACCGATATCTCCTGTAAGTCTAGTATCACCAATACCTAGAGGCACTTTTGCACCAGCGCGTATCTTTTTATATCTGGCTCTTTCTGAACTAGATGGCCCTTTCTTTTTAGTTCCTTCAGTAAGATACTCAGCTGTTAACTCTGCACCCCTTTTACTTCTGACTCCACCTTTTGCCTTAAAAAATTCCGATCCTTTACGTCTTCCGTAATCTACGCCAAAAGATACTGGTCTTATTTCATTAGAGTATGGTTTATCCTTTGGTGCCATTATTGTTAGTCTCACTATAAAGGTTGTCAAACGTTACAGAGGCATCTAGATACGATTCGTGTGCTTCTGCAGAGTGTGTCCACTGTGACGGTGTAAAGTCTGGTGCGCCTTCACCTGTACGCCATAGTGCTGGACTTGTTGCACGTACACGATTATTAGGTAGAGCTATCAGATTGCCTTTCCACTGTCCTTCTGTAAGATACAACACATGAGATTGTTTGTGTTGTGCAGGGTCATCTGCAATCTCGCTATCAGTGTAGTCCACTGTAAAAAGATACTTACCAGTATAAAACTCTCCGTCCACTTTGCAGAGCCATGGAGATGAACTAACACGATCCATTACTATGGTACTGTGATTTCTTGATTCACAATCCCAAGGTTGGCATATGTGGTCTTCCATGGGTTCAGGCCAATCTTCTAGTGGTATATCTGCCACTAAAGCCTGTATCGGCATCCTAGCCCACATTGCGCCACCGTGTACGTTTTCTTCAGGACCGTCTTCTTGATCAACTTCGCATCCTGTAAATACGATATGAAAACTAAGTGATCTGTCTGGTATTGTGTTTACAGCAAATGCCATTGCATGTAGGTATTCGCCGTGATAGTCTTGATGATTACAGGTAAATTCTTTTCTTACCCAACATTTAAAGTTAGGTGCATTACTGATAAGATAGGGCATCTTACCTCTTACGTTTTACTGCTCCACCTCTTGCGTAACCTTTGGTCTTCTTCATACCAACTTTACCGCCCTTGGCGTAAGCTTTGGTTTTCTTTTTAGCCATGCCACCGCCCATCATCTTTTTGGCCTTGACTGCGCCTCCCTTGGCATAACCTTTGGTCTTCTTGTTCTTTGCCATACCGCCTTTGGCGTAACCTTTGGTTTTCTTTCGCATCATCCTACTAATCTCCTTTTATTCTTCAAAATCTTGAATTAATTCATCTTGTTTTGGTGTTGGTTCACAGTCACAAGTTTCAGGATCACATTTGCAACCCTCTTTACCGCATCGTGGACACAC